TTCACTGGTTATAAAATCAAAGTCTCAGTATAGACTTTTTTATCCAACATCCGGTGACACTGCAGCGGTGTCTTTAGGTTTAGCCGCTGTTCTCAAGCGAAGTTTGCAAACTGGACAAGTGGCTTGGGAGTATGCTGATATAAAAGGTATAAAACCTGCTTGCGCTGCTTTTGGTGAAATAAACAACGCAGAAAGAGTTCTGCATGGTGGTTTTGACAACGGCTATGTATTTCAACAGGAGAGCGGTGTGGACTTTGATGGCACCGCTATAGTGTGCAGGTATCAGACTACAGACTACAACATGGGTGACGTTGGCATAAGAAAAAATATGCAAAGAATCATTTTAAATTACAATCCAACAGGCATTGTAACAGACGTAGATATGAGTTTGATATATGACTATGGCGATGTAACTGCAGCCACTCCTGCAGCCTATGATCTTGCAAACCCGCAGGGCGCTGCTTTTTACGGAGTTTCTTCAAGCACATACGGCAGTACAGAATATGGAACTGAGGCTTATACGCCTTTGTACAGACAATCAGTAGAGGGTTCTGGCTTTGCTGTTGCTTTAAGATTTGACGATAGCAGCACAAACCCAACCTATACGATAAAAGGTTTTTCACTAGAATTTACACCGGGAGGTAGAATGTAATGGGTACAGGATATACAAAAACTGATCCCACTAACTTTGTAGATGGCGAAGTCATTCAGGCTTCTGATTTTACTACAGAGTTTAATGCGATTGACGCGGCCTTTGAGACAGGGGGCCACCAGCATGACGGCACTGATGGCGAGGGGGGGGCTATTGAGAAACTTCTCAGTAACGCCATTACCTTTGGCACAGGTGCGGATACAGATATAGCTGTAACATTTAATGCTAATACATCTGACGGTGTTTTAACTTGGATGGAGGATGAAGACTACTTTCAGTTCTCTGATGATATTCTGCTAACCACTACAGAAAAAATACAGTTTGGAGATACCGCAAGCTTTATTCAACAAAGCTCTGACGGTGTTCTGCGTATTGATGGCGAAGCAACAATTGACATGAACGCCTCTACTGCAGTCACAGTCAGCAACGATCTCAAGCTAGATAGCGATAGTGCAGTTCTTGGTTTTGGCTCTGACAATGATATCACTCTCACTCACGCAGCAGACACTAGCCTAACTCTTGGCGGTGCAGGAGGCACTACAGGGTTAATTATAAATAACACAGCAACTGATGGCGATCCCTTCTTATCGTTTGCACTGTCTGGCACACAGACATTCACAATGGGTATAGATGATGGAGACAGCGACAAGTTTAAGATTGGCACCAGTGCCATAGGAACTAGCACCGCCCTTACACTAGACTCTTCAGGCAACCTTGTCATTTCTGGTGATCTAACCGTCACTGGTGATGATATCACTATGGGAACAAACACTTCAGGTAATCTGCTTATCGCAGACGGCTCAAACTTCAATTCTGTTGCCGTAGGCTCCCTGTCTGAGATATCAACCGTGGCAAACGATGATGTTTTCTTAGCTGTTGATACATCCGGTGGCGGATTAAAAAAGATTGAGAGGTCTGCTATAGTTGCAGGTCTTGCTACCTCTAGTGCCATATCTAATGTTGTTGAAGATACAACACCTCAGTTGGGCGGCGATCTAGACATGAATGGTCAAGACATTGTGACCACCTCAAACGCTGATCTAGAATTAGCCCCGAATGGCACGGGGCATGTCACAGTGAGGGGAAACACTAACCCCGGATCAATACAGTTTAACTGCGAAAGCAACAGCCACGGACAGATTGTTAAGTCGCAGCCGCACAGTGCTAGCGTCACAAATGTTCTTACTTTGCCTCCGGGTGGAGATCAAGAAATTGTTGGGGCAACTGCCACTCAAACGCTAACAAATAAAACACTAACGACCCCTGTAATTAACGCAGGTGCTGATCTTAAAAACGGCGCAACCAGTGCAGGCTTTGTGAAGTTTTTTGAGGACAGTGACAATGGCACAAACGCCGTCACTCTCATTGGCCCTGCATCTACGGCGGATGTGACAATAACTTTACCTGCAACTGCAGGAACAGTGGCTCTTACAGGAACTAGTGTTACTGTGCCTGATGACGGAACGGTTGGTTCTGCCTCTGCAACCGATGCAATGACTATATCCTCTGCAGGTATTGTTACCTTTAAAGATGATATCGTAATAAAAGATGCTGGCACCATTGGCTCTGCGTCAGATACAGATGCTATATCAATCTCTTCTGGCGGCGTGGTTAACTTTACACAAGCTCCTACTGTTTCAAGTGCAGCTATAAAAACTGCAGGTAAAGAGACTATCTTTGTACCCGCAGCGGCTATGACACCCACTGCGTCAAACGGTTGTGCATCGTTAACCACAGCGGAAACAACCTCTGGTCGCCCTGACATGAACGTTTTGGACTTTGATGCCTCATCAGATGAACACGCTCAATTTCAGATTGCATTTCCAAAAAGTTGGAATGAAGGAACGGTTACTTTTCAAGCGTTTTGGACTACTGCTGCAACAGATACAGATGGTGTTGCTTGGGGTCTGCAAGGCGTAGCAGTCTCTGATAATGATACTATTGACGTTGCATATGGCACGGCAGTGGTTGTGACTGATGACGCTCTAGGCGCTGCAGAAGATTTGTGTGTAACCGCAGAAAGCGGTGCAATTACGATAGCAGGAAGTCCTGCTGCTGCAGATATGTGTTTCTTTAGAATATTTAGAGATGTTTCTGACGCCAATGATGACATGGCAGAAGATGCGCGACTAATTGGTATAAAGCTGTTCTTTACCACTGATGCAGCTAACGATGCCTAATTGGAGTAGAACATGAGTTTTGGATATCAAATTCTGGGGTTTGGTGCAGGTGTTGGCAAACCTGCAGCAGTTGCCCATGTGAGTGATATGGGGACCACAAGCGATCAAGGTATATGGATGGTAGGTGGAGATTGGGTTTATGATGATGATGAAACCAATAGTCAAGCATCAACAGCAAATAATTGGCTTTTGATGACAGAACCCTATAACACTGCCTACTATTCAAATACCCCTATTAGCTATAATACAACAGATTTTACCAATTCTGACATAGCATCCGCTTGGCAAACGTACAATCTTGGCGCTAATGTTCACTCTGGATTTGGAGGGCAATTAGCTCTTGATTACGGCTGCTACGGAATGATGTCCCAAGCTAATAGTTTTAATGTAAAGTATTATTTCAACGATCTTGCCGCTAATCTCGAAAGTTTCGAACACAATATAAATGTCACAGATAAAGTACAGAGATATGGCAGCGGCAGGAGAATGAGTGACACGCAAGCTTTTTGGCAAGCACAATCTAACGAGTCGATTATTATAGCCCTTGGAACATACTCTGGTGGTTCTAGCACTACCATATCAGCAAACGGTTCAGAAGGTGATAATTATTATTCTTTAGGTTTTGGTGTTCCCGGTGGCACTGGCTCAACCTATGCAAACTATGGATACGCCAATCAAATATTTTTTATGAATGATAATAATACTCGCACTTTTGACGCAAGCACTACAAATATAGATTTAAATCATGTGTCTTGGAATGGATCAGCAGGTGCCTCTCTTACAGATACAGCTAATAATGGCGCAATAACTTTACCAACTCATACAGGAAGCACTTTAAAACCACAAATTTTAACTACAACTTGGGGGAATATTATCATACATCAAGATTCAGCTAACCCCGGAAATTCTGTGGTGTTTCCAGTAACTTGGTCAGGCGGGTCAGCAACAGTGGGCAGTTCAGTTTCATGGGCCGGTGGAACCACAATCCCTTCAAACGAGTGCTATTGGACTGAATTAAGCGGTGTTGGACAATTCCGCGATCATCATAAGTACACTTGTGGGCAAGATAGAAATGGAGTTGCAGATTTATATAGAACTGTAAGAATTTATGCCAGCGGCTCTGATATGCTAGTAGATACTATAACCGTGGATTTTTCTAATTCAAATGGAACACATACAGTTGAAACTAAACAAACAGCAGCAACAACTTTTTCAAGTTCATCTTCTTCTGCTGTATGGCCCATATTTATGAAAAATAATACTGATCTTGGTCTTTGGCATAAAGACACTGCTAAATTTCATTATATTGAAAATGCTTATTATTGAGGAAAACTATGGCTGAACCATACGACTTTATGTTAGCTAAATACATTGAAATAGGAAAAGCTGGAGAAATTTATCCTAACCATAATCCATACGATTCTTCTAATTTAGCAATGCAAGCTGCAATGGAAAATTTTGGTAATGCACACACGCAAGAAGAATATGATAACACTAGACAAGAGTGTGAAAGGTACGTTCTAGCAACTTATCATAACAGATTTACACGTATTAGTGAATAATAATGAACGTAATTTTTAGAGCAGCATTATCTTTTCTTGTTCTAACTGTATTTGTTTCTACTACAGTTTTAGCAGAAACTAATACTGTATCTTCAACTGTAGTAACAGACAAAACTCCACCTACAGCCTCTGCACCGTCTGTAGTAATTAACAATACGGATGTATGTAAAAGTGCTAAGAGTGCAGCGGTGCAGACACAGATATTTGGTTTTGCGGGCGGCGTTACAGTGACAGATGAAACCTGTGAGCTACTTAAATTAAGCCGTTCTCTGTACGGCATGGGCATGAAGGTAGCAGGGGTTAGCCTACTCTGTACAGACCATAGAGTATTTGATGCTATGTGGATGGCGGGTACGCCCTGCCCGTACAAAGGTAAGATAGGAAATGAGGCAAGGGTAGCATGGGAGGCTAATCCAAAGGACGCACCAGAAGGGAACACTGTGCTAGTTGTGGAGGAAGAGCATACCCACTCAGAGCGAGATGAAGATTATGAGTTCCCAGACGAGTATAACTACGGTGATTAAATGGTTTGCTTTTGTCTGTGTCATTCTGCTTTCGTTTAGCTCTGTAGCAGAGGAAACGGAGATTGTAACCGGACAAGAGACTAGCCCAAACTACATACCTGAGATGAGTGAGTTTACCAGATCAGGCGGGACTAACACAGGCGGTGGTAGAGGATGCGCTTCAGGAAACTTCTGCACTGCAGGTACACAAGGGCCGGGAGGGGCGTATACAAGCACATTTGATTTAGAAGATAACATGACCCTAGATCAGATTAATCGCGGTTTTGCTATGGACTACGGTGTGGATGTCGAATCTCACCCAAGTAACTCTGTACTATCTTCATGTGTCAATGGCAATGTCATGCAGACCAGCGACTGTCGCGACATATTTAATCTTACAGTTACGCTACTAGATATAAACAACGTAGTGCATAAATTTGAACATGAGGTTGAGCTAGATTTTACAGGGGAACGCTCTTTTGCTTTTTCTCAAACTATACCAGAAAACAACTTTACAGGACTAAAGGGGGAGTTTGAGTTATTCGGCATAGATGCCGGGTTTTCAAGTGGGTTTTTCGGTCCTCGATTTGACAACCCCTTCCTCACTACGACTTTCGATCTCGTTACTATTTTAGAGACAGAGGTGCTTAGTATCATTGATTTGCAGGAGCAAGTTGAGGTTGTAGATATACAGGAGATAAGTGTAGAGATTGAGCCTGCAGCACCGGAAGAAGTAGAAGTAGCCACAGAAATAGTGGTTGAAGAGATTGAGACTGTAGAGCTAGAGATAGAGGTGCAGCAGCCTGTAGAACCAGAGGTTGCACAAGAGGAGATGGAAGTTAGCGCAGAGGTTGAAGAAGAAATACAAGAAGCGGAGGTAGCAGAGCCGGAACCCGCCACTGAAACTGCTAGCACTGATGAGCCAGAGGAACAACAGGAGGAGCAGTCTGAACCCGCCCAGAAGAAAGTCGTTGCTCAAAAGGTCAAAGAAAAAGTTGCCAAGAAGATCATGGGCAAGATGAATGACAAGAGCAAGTATGACTCGACTAATCAAGTGAGGACATTAGCCGTCATGGGCGTTCTTGGTAACAGCCGTAGCTTCTTTAGCGCACAGGCTACACTGCAAGACACTCCCGGCTTCTTTAGCGGGGCTACCATACCAGATGGCAGCATACCTACAAACAATACAGCGCAGTACCTGATGTTTGGTGGCAGCAATCAGGCACACTCTCAGATGGCGGAGGACCAATGGCAGAGGTAGAAGTTGGTGGAGTAAAGTTTAAAGGTGGCAAGATGATGGTTTTGCTTACTATGCTGTCTACCGCAGGTGGTGCTTTGTGGGCTGGATTTGAGTTTTACAAAGACTACATGGACATGAGCGAAAAGATACAAGAATACTCTGCACCAGATTTATCTGGCTTCGATAAGAAGTTAGCTGTGCTAAGACAAGACATGGATAATCTCAAAGAGCTAGAGAAGATTATAAAACAGTCAGCCTCAGATGCTAGAGATTATGCAAGGGACATAAAAAACGATTTAAAAGACGAGATTGTACGAACAGAAAAATTAGTCGAGGGGGTAGATCGTAGAACTAAGACTATACAAGATGAAGTTCGTAGCATGATAGATAAAGAGAATGATCGTAACAGTACCCTGCGAGATAGAATAAACTCTCGCATGGATAGTTTAGATGATTCTCTATCTAGTAAGATGAAAGCATTGCAGGAAGAAACAAACGCTAAAATTAAAAAAGCATTAGACAATCCTCTTTCTAATATGCGGAAATAACTTGACTTTTTCTTTCAAGTAGGGTATAATACTATGGACCTAAGATCACCTGATGGACTAAAAAATGCTACTGATACTGTAATAGCTACTAGCTTAGTATCTACGCCGCTTTGGTTGCAATGGGTGGAGCAGGGCCTTCAACTATTTATGTTAGTTGGTGGCTCTGTGCTTTTAGCCTTTAGGCTCTGGGCCATGATTAAAGAAAGGAAAAGCAAGCGAGATGGAACTTAATATTACAGAAAATCTAATGAAGGTGCTGGTACGTCAGCGTGACGTTGCAATGACTAAGTGTGCAGAGCTAGAAGCGAAGCTAGTTGCTGTTAGTCAGAAGCTAGCTGAGTACGAAAATAAAGAACAGGCCGAGGATTTGTTCACAAACAAGGAATAAAACATGGCAGAGGAAGAAACTGTAGAACAGCAGTCTGAAGACCCCGGACAAAGATTGAGGGCGGAAAGGACTTCAAAGGCTGTTGAAAAAGTAGAGGAGCAGGCGGGTGTTGATCAAGAGCCGCAGCTTCCTAGTGCTGGAATTGTTGCTCCTACTCTTGCTCAAGAGCAGCCGGGAGAAATAATTGGCGCTCCTGATGTCGCCCCTATAAGAGACACGCCCACATCTCTTTTATCAGAGGCAGGCTTAGAGGTTCCAAAACCCTCCGCTGCACAGGCTGCAGAGGCACAAACTTTTGTAGACTCAAATACACCTGAGTATGAGGCAGCAAAAGGTCAGGTGTCAAGTCAATCTCTTGTAGGTGATATACAGGGTGCAGTTTCTGCAGAGTCTGTAGCACAGGCGCAGACTGAACAGCTTGACGAAAGAGCTACTGTTCAATTTCAAATTGGAGAGTTGTTTAAAAGCCTAGAAGAGGGAAAACCCCCTCCTGCATGGGCCGCTCCTGCTGTTCGTAAGGTTACGGCCATGATGGCCCAGAGGGGGCTAGGAGCGTCCTCTATGGCTGCTGCAGCAATACAGCAATCTATCATGGAGTCAGGCATTCCAATCGCCTCTGCTGACGCTGCACGTTACGCCGCCATACAGACACAAAATTTAAACAATAAACAACAGACCGCTCTGCAAAATGCCATGACGTATGCTGCTATGGATAAAGCTAATCTTAGCGCACGTCTGCAAACTGCAGTAAATAACGCACAAAGCTTTCTAAAAATGGATATTCAAAATCTAACCGGAGAGCAACAGCTACAGACCATTGATCTGCAGTCAAGGTTTCAAAAGCTAGTATCTGACTCTGCACAGGAGAATGCTGTTAGACAGTTCAATGCGAAGTCAGAGATGCAGGTAGATCAGTTTTATGCTGAAATGGGAGTGCAGATTGATAATGCTAATTCAAACAGATTAGCCGCTATTCGAGAGTTTAACGCAGACAGTGAAAATACTGGCTCTCGATTTTTGACTCAAGTTCAAGCTGCTAGGGATACTTTTGACTCTAAGCTATCTGCAGAGATTGATCAGTCGAACGCTGTTTGGCGTAGAAATATCAATACAGCCAATACAACTACACAAAATGAAACAAACAGAATTAACGCAGCAAACCTGTTAAACATAAGCCAAGAACAACTAAACAAGCTGTGGCAGGAATACAGAGACGATGCCTCATGGATTTATAATTCTGTAGAGAACGCTGCACAACGCGCACATCAAATAGCACTATACGGTCAAGATCAAGACTTTCGTAAAGAAATGTACGAGACAGAAGTTTTGGTAGATACTTTTTCATCAATAGGTGACGCTGTTATGGTAACAGTTTTTGATGAAGTTGCAGGTTTGTTTGAATCATAAGGAGGGCACAGTATGTCAGATAGTAATTTATTTAATCAGCATCAAAGTTACTTTGGAGCGGGATATCCAGACCCAGACCTTTCATTTGATACCCCAGAAGAATTTATAAACTTTGGGGTTGATGTTAGCCCTTGGGATCCGTTTTTTCAAGATACTGTAGGCAGCGGGATCGAATTTTATGAGGACGATGTTTACGATAATTCATTAATTCAACAAAGACTAGATGTAGACTTTGACGCCAATAGAGATTTTCTAGGCGAAGAAAAGTTATCTTTTATGTCAATGGGCGCTGATCCATATTTGGATGTTGCCCTGCCTCTACAACAGCGGGGAGTTGTAGGCGCAGATTTTCTTGAAAATATAGGTTATCTAGAAGATAATTATTTTGCAATGAGAGAAGATGTAAGAGAGTTAGATCAAAAAAGGGCTTCAGGAAGCATACTTGGAAAGTTAGTGAAAGGTGCAAAAGCCAGAAACAACGCTAGGAAACAACCCGGACGCCAGCGCCCTAAACTAAGGAGTAGAACTTCTCCTCCTTCAGGAACAGGCAGAAGTAATGAGCAAGCGACACGGGCAAGAGCAGCGAGAACACAAGCAGACAGAAATGCTCTTAAAAAATTAGTTGAAGGAGCTTATACCTCTAATACTATTAGGTCAGGCGGTGCAGAAGATGTTTCACGGCGGTTTCAGGTTGCACAAAAGATAACTCCTAGAGCGCAGCGGCTTTCTATCTACTCGACTAAAACATAGGAACTTATTATGGCTTATACACAAAACATAGACTTGAACGCTTTACTAGGTGGGATGGAAGAAGAGGGTAATCCCACTAAGCGGCCAAAGGATATAGATTTCTATGATGCTCCAATTCCGGGTCAAAGCTGGACTGACGAGCCGGGTCAGTGGGCTTGGGAAAGACCTGCGCGAATTGTTGACCCCGTAGAGGCTTTTGACTTTACGGTTGAGAAAATAGAAAACAATCCTGTGGGTAAAGAAGAGTTTAAAAAACTTATGTGGATGGGCATACCTATTGAGGCCATAGTAAATACAATTTCTTTTGGAGGATTTACTACAGGCACATGGAGTGCAGATACTGCAGAAATAATAAAGTTACCACTGTCAATGTATTTTGCGGCTGTTGCACAAGAAGAAGAGATTCCTGCAACTCTATACAATACTCATCCAAAAGATCAGGAAGAACGTGGTGTCATTCCAGATGAGACGGTGTTTAAGGTTATGAGACAAATGCGGCCCGATAATTATCAAGCTGTAACTGAGGGTCTTCGACTACAGAAACAAGATATTGAAGACATGGAGCTAGAGGAGTTTATGAACAACATGCCTAAAAGCTTTATGGATACGGAGGTATAGATATGGTTTTATTTCTTGCTGCAGCCCTTGGAGGAGCCGCTAAACGGTACAGTCAGATGGCTGATGAAAAACGTCTAGAAGAAAAAGAGGAAGCTAGACTAAAAGAAGAAAGAGCTTATGAAACTCAGAAAGCTAGACGAGATGCTATATTGGATGCAGAAAAAGCTCGTATAGAATACGAACGTAAACGAGATTTACAGGTGCAAGAACAGGGGTTGATTCAGCAAAGAGAACTTGCTGTTCAAAGGGTTAGAGAAGAAGGTCTTGGTACGCGCTTAACAACAAAAGAAGAAGGTCTTGATAAGCGGCTAAAAACAACCGAGGGGGGAAAAGACAGAAGGCTAAAAGAAAGAATTATAAGCGAAAGAGAATTTAAGACATTAGCAGCAAATACTCAAGTAGAGCTTGCTCAGTTAGCTCTTGAAGGAAAAATTGAGTTGCAGATGTCAGATGAGGCGTTGAGAGAGTTTCTTCAAAAGCAGAGACTAAAGTTTGAAGGGGAGCAAAGAGACCTAGACAGACTGAATAAACAAAATATAGCATCAACAAAACGCACAATTGAGGCACAACTGAGAAGGGCAGAGGAGGCTAAGAATGAGTATCAGTTTATTCCTCTTGGTGAGTCACCAGACGAAGAGATGGAAGGAGCAACAGAGTATCTCCTTAGAGGGTCATATAATAGTGGAAAACGCGGACTGACAACGGGAGAGAACTCGGCACAGCTTCTTGCAGAGCTTAATAAAAAACTAGAAGACCCTTCAGTTCTTGCAATGGTCACTGAAAAGATGTCCTCTGATCCAGAGATGAAAAGGGAAGTGCTTTCTCTCGTAAACACTCTAACCACAGACTATTACAACAGAACTAAAAGTGTATCACAAAATGGTCAGGTTAGGTTTAATCCTATATTTCATTCGCCAGATCAGCCAAATGGCGTTGATAAAAAGGGTTTTGGTAACATAGCCAAACTTCCCGGTGTTCGTGAACGCTTTTGGAGAATGGTTTCAACAGACTCTGCCGTTAGTGGTTCTGCAACTGATGAAGGGAGAGTTGAGTTAGAGGTAAGTAACAACGGAACTGCGAGGCCAGTTCGACCGCAAAGTGATAACACTAATATAAATTTAATAACAAATCCTGATATTAAAGCGAAACTTATTGCTAACAGAGTGCCAAATGAAGATGTAAGCCCTGAAACTGTTGCTGAGTTTAATGCTTTTATTGAAGACCCGAATATGGTTGTTATAGCTCTTCAGACAGGCGCTTCACAAAACCCTACAAATGTTAAATTAGCTGCAGATAGATTTAGACAAAACCAGCTTGAGGGTAATCTTCAAGACACTGAAAAGGTATTGGAAAAGTCTTCGGCACTGTTTAGCTTCTTTAAAGCAACTGCTAATCAGTCTCGGCCTGTGGCACCCAGAAGTCGCTCTGAAAATATGGCGGCAATGTTGCAAACAGGTTCAGCTACTACGCCTACAGACAAATTTAAAAAGATATCTGAAAGCGCAAAGAAAGCGGCTATCTTAGGTAGGGCAAAGTTCTTAGGCGCACAAAATCTGTCTCGCACTCTAAATAAGATAAGAGAGATTGAGAGAAACCGTGACTCTAGTCAAGGTGCAGTCAATGATGTTAGAGCGTTCATAGAAGGAGCCTTTGGGCAAACAGGACAGTTAAGACAAGCTGCTAATCTTTTTGCTAGTCAGTTTGATTTATCTGGTGATTCTCTGTTTAGGGTTCAAAGCACGTATACTGACGTTCAAAACTATTTAAATTTTGGTGATGCAAGTAATCCATCAGGTATCCTCGCTGGAATGAAACAGCAGCTTCTCAGATTAGCCGCCTATCAAATGGCCCTTACCTATCAAAGCGCAAGCGATAAGATTACGGATGCAGACGTTGCTCGTTTTGAAAGAATGTTGAATAGGGCTATTATAAGTGGGCAACAGTTTGAAGGACAAATTGCTAACTTCTTAGAAGACTCAAACTTTCAGCTTATGAAAAACTACGGGTATGCAAATACTACAGTTGAAGATGAGTATGGAAATATTGTTGCAGCGCAGAAACTAGATGCTTTTGCAACAAGGTTAGGCAATGAATCTGCAAGGTCATTGATTTTAGGCGCACGAAGAGGTGACGAGACGCCTGCTCCTGCAAGACAGCCTACTTTTGAGCAGCGGTATACTAAACGTATATTTGATACCTTTAAACCCGTGGGAGATTTACAAAGTTTTATACCTAGCTTTTTAAACAATGTTAAAGCTAATGTCGCGGCCCAAAGAATAACTGGTGCAAACGCTGAACAAACTGAAAATACTGTAGGCGATGATTCAGACATAAGTATTGTTGCTTCGCAGCCACTTGAAAATCAAGATGCCTTTCTCATTAAAGCTAAGGTTACAAAGAATGATCAAGTAATTGAGCATTTCTTTAAATTAAGAACTGAAGGTAGTGGCAGAGGATTTAGGTACTTCATAGAAGATATAGTGCCTGCAGATATTTCTTCTCCTCAATCAAATGCAATGGGCGGAGTTATTAGCTCCTTTGCTAAATCAGTAGCTGCAAGGAAATAGTATGGTCGATCTTAATCAGTTTATTAGAGATCAAGGGAGTGTTTTAACTCCTAATGAAACTAATGAAGATGAGAACACAATATTTTCTCCACTGGGAGAGTTTGCGCCACAGCCAGAGGTTGAACCGCCCCCGGTTAGCCGTGCCGTTGCTCCTGAGATTAGGTCTGCGATAGAGGCTCAACCACCACGACCTGAAGCCCCTCCCTCAGAGATTAACGTCCTTGCGCCTCAACCAACGGAGACGCCTGTAGAGGCAGAAGAAAGACAGAGAATACGCTCTCAAATCCAACGCCGTCAGACTGAGGAAGCTGTTAGGCTGGGAACGCAGCGACCTCTCTCTGATCTAATTGCTTATCCAAACGCACCCACACTGGACACTCAAGAGAATAGACTTTTTTATAGCAAAAGTGCTGCAAAAGGTCTTAGTGAGGCAGAGGCTAGAATTAGACAAGCTTTTTATCTAGGAGATAAAAGAAAATTCCGTGCGTCTGACGGCACGGAGATTACTGTCATAGAAGCGGAGTTGGCGCAGAGTATTTTGGATTCTTTGCAGACTGTTCGTAAAAAAAGAATATCAAAAGGCATTACTGGAGATAAAGATTCTTTAGTAGGTTTGTCAGACACACAGCTAATAAACACTGCTAAACAGATGGCAAAACAGTTTGGAGGAGAAGACCCCTCTCTAGCTGCAAAAACAGCAGCACTGTATTCGGGTACTGGAGGTCTTGTTCGAGATATTTCTGGATTGCTTGGAATGGCAGCGCAATCTCCCATCTCTGGTCTTAGGATACTAGAGGCTGTAATTGATGACGACATTGATATAAGCAAAACTCTTGAGAGAGAATACACAAACTTTGGTGAGATGTTTGACGGTTTTGCTGAAGCTACAAATCTACCCAAGACTACAAAAGTTATGCAATCGTTTGTAAAACAATTTGGAATAGATGTAGATGAAGATGTTGCATCTGAAATTTTAAGGCAGGGCAGGAGCAGCGCAACTTTTGCAGACAGAAGTGCAGAATTTTTCTTAGAAGGTGCAGGATTTTTAGGACTATTTAAAGGCGTCAGCATAGTAGGTGCGTTGAGACAATCTGCAAAATTAAATAAGTTTACCAAGGCTAATTCTAAGGAACTCTTAGGAAGACAGGTGGACAATATCGGTCAGGTTAGTCCAGATGAAGTTATGCTTATATCCCGTAGCCTTGCAGAAAAAGAAGTTAAAAAAGGCTTTATTCCTTTTGTCGTCAGGACGTTTGGAAGAAACAGCGACGCGATTAAAAACTTTAGATTAGACCGTAAAACTCAAAAACTATTTAAAGTTTCTTCAAAACGAGTGCTTGCTCAACAGGCTAAGAAAGCAGGCATGTCAACAAGAGAGTACAGAAAAAAACTATTTGCTGACACAAGACTTGAGTACAAACAGGCTCAAACAAATTTGAATAAAACAGAAAGGGAGTTAGCCGCTGCGATAAAAGGTGATAAGCCGCAGGATGCTATTGATGAAATACGTCGAAGACAGCTTGATCAAATGGAGCAGGTCAACATTAAGTATACTCAAATGTACACTCTTAAAAATGATCTAGCTCCGATCCTCAACAGGGACAATAAAGAACTTTTATTGGGAGAGGTGTATCTTAGTCTTGCTTTAGGAACAGCTTCAAGCGTTAGGGGCGTAGAAGGCACTCTTCTTGAACCTATTTTAGGTTTGGGTGGCGCTCTATCGGGGGATAGAATTGTGCGTCTGTCTTCATCAATAAGTAGAAACACTGCTTTAGCTGGAGCTAAAACTGTTCAAAACAGACTATCTTCATTTGGTGTTATTGCCAATAAGATACCAGAACAGACTCTTGTTAGGTACATTCTAGGTAAAGATGTTGCTTTTGAAGGGTACACAAATAGCGCAGGACAATTTGTGCGTCTTTCTAGATCAGAAAGAAATGCCCTAAACGCTATTGATCAAAATCTAAACGCTCTGAGTCCAGAGGGTAGAGCGGCCATAGCAGAGGAAGCTGTATCACTAAAAGAACTGTTTGGAAGGTTGGAGAGAGCAGGTCTTGACACGAATGAGTTTAGCGAAGCTGCGGCTGTGATTGCGCTTGTGGCTCCACTACGTGCAGTATCAAACGAGTTGACGGACAAGCTTGCTCTAGACTTAGGCTCTAAATCTTATCTGCGAGATTTTGTTCAGATCGTTGAAAATGATTTAGAAGTGTCTAAAGCTGTTGAAACTTTGAGCGATTATATTAACAGAACTCTACCAAAGATAGACGCAAGCAGCGTTGAAGGACAGGAGCTTGCAGCTATATTTAAAGGCTTGCAGGATTTTGTTAAAAGACAAGAAACAGATATTAAAGCGAGATCCGATAAAGCTGATGTAATAACTCGAAGAATAATAAAAGCAATTGAAACAGGTCAAGAAGACCCATTCAGAGACTTCAACATGCCTGACATGCCTACTGAAAGACTTTTAGAGTTGTACACAGAAATAAGAAATGACTTTTTGGAGCTTAGTGCTAGATACGGAGATTTGCCAAACACAGTAGCTGCCAAAGAACAGGCTAAAAAAGCAAGGCTAGATGTGGAACTTAAAGTGCGTGATCTCAACGCGGCTGAGAGAAATTTGTCTGCAGAAAAATCAAAAGACAGGATGGCTATACTTGCATTTAGCCGACACAATGCGGTCAAATCTAGGTTTGACACTGAGTACAATAACTTTTTTAGAGGCGAAGGTGATATGTCTCTAGACACTGATGCGCTGTTTGATTTGATTGAGGAAGTGAACACAGCCGATGCTCTTCGTAGGGGCGCAGACATTTCATCTTTGGGTAAGCTTTCTAGTCAGGAGCAAATAGCTTTGTTTAGTAGAAGCACAGAATTACCGGCTAATCTTAGGCTTCTTCAACAGTCTTTTAACACTCAAGCAAAACAAATAAACAATAAAACCATAGACCAAATAATTGAGGATCAAGAGTTAGACTTATCACGCGGTGAAGTTCTAAACAGAGTTAAAACTCTTTTAAAAGATGATGGCATAGAACGCCCGTCTGATGTTGAAATATATGGTAAGTTAATTTCAATAGGAGAAGAGGGTACTGTTTTAAGGTTTGAGCCTCAAGTTGGCCCTGCGGGTGAAATCATTCGCCCGGTGCAAGAGTTTGTAAGCGAACCTCCCGTTGATCAAATTGAATTTAAATTACGAGATGTCCATAATGTAGGAGTTTATGCGAGATCACAAGCGAGAAGGTTAGAAGATAGGGCTGGTCCACTGCGACCTGAAGACAGGAATGCAATAGAAGCTTTTAAAAGGCTGTCAGATTTAGCTAATAGTGGTATACAGAATGGCCTAACTGACGAGGCGTATCAGGCTTACAAAAATATAGGTGCGCGATATAAGACTCAATACTCAGATAGATTTTATTCAAACCGACAAGTTACAAAAGCAATCTTTGATTCTAAACCAAAAAAGCTAACTGGACCCAGAGTACCCGGACAAGATTTTGATTATAAGTCAGCGGCAACGTCAGACAATTGGGATTTTTTAGATTTGTCAAAAATTAAATCTCAAGAGGATTTGGACGACCTCGCACGTAATCTTGAAAACATGTTTGGAGAGTTTGATGAGTCCGGTGCGTTTGTAGGAATTGATCCAGAGTATCAAGATCAACTTCAAACTGTACTAAGAAAAATGTTTTACAAGGGTGCAGTTGATCAAGGATTTATTAAAGCTAGAGGCACTGTAGATATTGGAGATACTCCTATCTCTGAGCTTGATAAATTTGATGTTAAAGGGACGCAAAGAAGTCTTGATGATTTTGAAGTTTATGACTCTGTAAAATTAAGCGATAAAAAAACTCAAGAGTATTTTGAGTATTTTGATAGGACTAACCAACTATTTCAAAAGTTTGGTATATCTACTGATGATGCAGGGTTAAAAACATCCTTGGTATCTCTCGCTGATAGAAATAGAAGCGTTAGTCAGCTAATGGATAACATGGATGCTGATGTTAAAGAATTAGTTGAAAAGATAGTAAAAACAGATGGCATCGCACAGGCTGAATTAAAACGAGATTTAGCGAACAGCATTGAGGGGCAGCTAGCAAACGCAGCCGGGGCGCAGGGTAACGCTACGCTCTTTTTGGACATTCTTAGAACTAATCTAAAACTAGCAGATGAGTCAGCTAGCGGATTAAACCGCATGGACGATCT